AGCATCAGGGATAGAGCTAGATTCGTGTTTGCGACTAATGAGTTTGCTCATGGACTTGTGCAATGTTTTCAGTCATTTGTTGTTGGGTCTGCGGGATTTAAATGGCGGGTTGCTTCAATCGATTTAAAGAACCCAGTACCGGAAGACCTATTGAAGAGATGCCAGGCTTCTTTAGATATCTTTCGTGAATACAACAATATGGTGGATGTTGAGAACGAAATTGTGTACCGCCTTCATGTCGATGGAGAGGTGTTCTTAAGAAAGTTTCCACAAGCTAATGGGATGCTCGTAATTCGCTTTATTGAGCCAGAATTGGTTAGAGGGTATGCTACAGACATTGGTTCGCCAAAAGACTCATTTGGGATCATTGTGGAAGAGGATGATATTAATTCAGTTCTTGGATATCAGGTAATTTTGAAACCTACGGTTACTAGAGAACCTACTTTCATCCCTGCGGAAGAGATCATACACATCAAAATTGGCACAAATGCGAATGCAAAGAGGGGATTGACCACCTTCTACCCTGTGTTCCAAAATTTGACCAATTGCGAGGATATCCTTGCATCTACGGTCACGATGGCGAAGGCGAGAGCAAAGATTGCGATGATTAGGAAGGTAAACAATGTTGCACCTGATTCAATGGCAAGCTTAGTTGACTCACAGATTGATGCTACGCTCGGTGGCAGCAATAATCTTGGTGCAACGCAAAGTATTGGATTGGAGAGGTTTGGATATGGATCGATCATTACCGCACCAGCGAACATTGACTACGAGTTTCCTGGAGCAAATGTCGATGCAGCAGGGCTTATCCAAGTTTTGCAGGCTAACCTACGATCCCTTGCAACACGCTTTGGAATCAGCGAAACACTCATGTCCGGTGACGCAAGCAATAATAACTACAGTTCAGCACTCATTGCGGAAGCTCCAGCAAGGCGAACTTTTGAGCGATGGCAAGGGATTGTTGGAAGATCCTTGGCCGAATGTCGATTCGAGCCAAACAAGTCTTTAGCTTGGTCACAGATCCACCTCGCATCCGAACACGGAATCATACCCAAGGAAATCCTTAAGAACATTAAGATCACTTCTGAAGCATATTCTCTTCAATCAAGAGAGCATCAGAAGGAAGCTGAAATGAACAATGTGTACCATTCGATGGGTGTGAAGTCGATTCAAACGATTCGGGCTGAACTTGGATTGGATAACGATACCGAAGCATCAAACTTCATCAAACCAATTGTAGATGAAAAGAAGGGTGCTACCGAAATTGATCCAATGAATCCTTCATCAAGGATTGAGTCTGGAAGTGCTACGCAAGGAATCGGTGGTGGCGATCAAGTTCAAGACTCCGCTCTTAATGGTGCCCAAATTGCTAACCTTGTCGATATTATTCATCGATGCTCTATTGGTGAGATTCCAATGGAAAGTGGCAAGGCGATAGCAAGAGCTTCGTTCCCTGCGATCACACCTGAGATCATTAATTTGATGTTCCGTGATGTAGTAGTTAAGATCCCCGAACCTGTTCAGCCTGTGTCAAGTTCTTCACCAGAAAAACTTAGTGCAACTGAAACACCGCCAAACCTTCCCGCAGCAAAATCACCAAATATATCAACTGTAACAGGATAATTGTTGACAACACTAGACGATGGACTGTAATATCATACTATGAATGCCGTTATTGAAAATAAACCAGGTGTAGTAGACCGAAACAAGTGCATTGTTTACGGTGTAAAAGTCCTTGGATTTAGCTCAATGAATGGCAGAATCTACGATCCAAAAGCGATTCGTGATGCAGTTCCGCTATACGAGAACGCTCCAGTAAACAAAGATCACAAAACAGAAGCACCATTGTTTTCTGATAGGCTAGGATGGCTTCAGAATGTCCGCTTTACCTCCGAAGGGTTATATGCAGACTTCAGATACAATCCTCATGCTGATGGGATTGAATCATTTTTATGGTTTGCTGAAAACAATGGTTTAGGCGATGTAGGATTTAGCCACCTCGTTAGTGGCAAATCAATTCCTGATCAAGATGGTACAGAAAGAGTTGTCAGAATCGACAGAGTTAGATCGGTGGATCTAGTTGCAAACCCTGCAACCACTACCACAATTTTTGAATCCAAGGAGACTGCAATGAAGAATGATAAAATGATGTCCGAAGAAAATCCTGTGAAAGAAATGTATAAGGAAGAGGTTCCAGATGCTGCACCCGCACAAGAACCAACTGCTGCACCGACTTCGGAAGAACCGACTTCTGATATGCTTAAGCAAATTATGGAAATTTGCGTTGGCCCAGGCGAAGGCTCGGCAAAGGGGAAGATGATTCTTGACCTTATTGCTGCTGCTACTGGCCTCGGTAGTGGCGATGTTGCTGCTGAAACCACAGATGTAACAGGAATGAGCAAAACTACGGGAACACCCGCACAGGCTAATCTTGGTGACGATGAAGACGATAAAGATGAACTTGAAGAGTCTTTGAATGAACTTGAAGACCTTCGCAAGTGGAAGTCTGAAAAACTTAATGAAGAAAAAATATTCTCTTTGCTTAAGGAGAGTAATTTAGAGGCGACCCCTGTTTTTGTAAAGCAACTTTCCGCAATCGGTGAAACGATGTGGGCAGAAGCTATTGATGACAGGAAAAAGGTTGCTCTTGTGAGAGCTAGTGTTAAGCCAGTTAGTTCGACTGCAATCCAAGGCGAGTCGAACTATCAACAGTTTCGAGAAAATGTCCTTGGCAAGTAAGCCATCCATTTAAGGAGTCTATGACTATGGCGATTACTTACAGTTTCAATGCGACTAATCCTGTGGTGGCCCCTGTTGCCACCGATAAGGCGATTCAAGTTGGCGATCTTGTAGCTCTATCTTCCGGTAGTGCTATTTCCGCTCTTGATTTTACTTGGGATACCAACTTGGCAACAACCCAAGAAAACTTTGCGAGTGCTTTTCTTGGCATTTCTGGCCAATTAAAGAGAGATGATATCGCACTTGTGTATGGTAACTCAGTAGCCAACCAAATTCGGGTTGATTGCTCTGGTATCTACGAAGGAACTTATACTGGTTCCGCTCTTATTGTTGGGGATTTTGTTGGCCCCACATCAGTATCGAATGTTCTTCAGCCACAATCTTTAGTGAAGGTAGCAACAGTTGCCCTTGCTATTGGTCGAGTTGTTGAAGCACTTGCTGCTACTGGTACTGTAAAATTCCAATTGTTGTCCGCTCAGAACCCTGTGGCCCGATAATCCACAACTTTTTAAGGAGATTAGTATGAAGAGTTTAGGAAAAAAGCTGAAGGAATTTGGCCAACAGAATGGTTTAGCTAAAACTAAAGCGTTCTTTTCTGAATCCATTTCCAAAGGCGATGTTTCGGTAAGCCGAATTTCGCTTCGTGGTCTTGCTGAAGGTATCATGGGAGATGATTGGGCTGAACAGCTTAATCGCTTCAATGGCCCTGATCGAACCTTTATGGAAGCAACCGAAGCAGTAGATGCTTCTAACTTTGCTGCCATCACAGGTCAGATCCTTATCACTACGGTTCAAGAAAAGTATAAGCTTGCATCATTCATTGGTGACCAACTTGTATCGACCATCCCTGCTGGTCAGAACCTTTCTACTGAGATCATTCCTTGGCTATCGGACATCAGTCCTTCGCCAGAAGTGGTTCAACCTGGTATGCCTTATCCGCAGACTCAGTTCTCCGGTAACTATGTACGACTTCCAGCCATCGAAAAGGTGGGGCGAATTTGTGCGATTACCGCTGAAATGATTTACTCGGATAAGACTTCACAGGCTTTAGCATCTGCTGAATCCGTAGGTACTTATTGCGGTCTAGTTCGTGAAGAAAGAATTCTTAACACGGTACTAGGCCTCACAGGTAGCTATGTATACGGTACTGCTACTGGTTCTGAATCAACCTTGAATACCTATTCAACCTCTGCACAAGCGGGGATGACTTTTGGTTTCATCAATAAGGTTGCTTCTTATGCGTTGAGCAATTTTGCTAGCATTAATACGCTAGAACAATTGTTCTACCAGATGAAAGACCCTAATACTGGTAAACCAATCGACATCTTTGGCCCTGGTATGCAGAT